AAGATTACTGCAAACGAACAGCAGGAAGACTTGGTTGGACTTGATACTACTATTGATTGGAAAAATACAGGTGATAACAGTTATGACGGAGAAAAACTTACACTGTTAGTACACGACGAAAGTGGTAAATGGGAAAGACCTGATAATATATTAAACAACTGGCGTGTTACAAAAACATGTTTAAGACTAGGTAGTAGAATAGTAGGTAAATGCATGATGGGCTCAACTTCCAACGCCCTTGACAAAGGTGGAGATAACTTTAAAAAACTATACTATGATTCTGATGCCACAAGACGAAATCGTAATGGACAAACAAAGTCTGGCCTTTATTCTCTCTTTATCCCAATGGAGTGGAACTACGAAGGATTTATTGATGAATACGGAAATCCAATCTTTAATAATCCAAGTAATGATGTATACGGACCTGACGGAGAATTAATTGATTATGGAATAATAGACCATTGGCAAAACGAGGCTGACGGTTTAAAACAAGATCAAGACGCTTTAAATGAATTTTACAGACAGTTTCCACGTACTGAAGAACACGCATTTAGAGATGAAACAAAAAATAGTATATTTAACTTAGTTAAACTATACGAGCAAATAGATTATAATGAAGAAGTAAAACCAGCTTTAAGCGTTGGTAATTTTCAATGGGTTAATGGGGTGAAAGACACACAGGTTATATTTTACCCAGATCCAAAAGGTAGATTTAAAATAAGTTGGGTACCACCAACTAATTTGCAAAATAGAATAGCAATAAAAAACGGTATAAAATATCCTGGTAATGAGCATTTAGGCGCTTTTGGTTGTGATAGTTACGATATATCAGGAACTGTAGATGGTAAAGGCTCTAAAGGATCTCTACATGGGCTAACTAAATTTACTATGGAAGAAGCACCGCCTAATCACTTTTTTTTAGAATATTTAGCTAGACCACAAACAGCTGATATATTTTTTGAAGATGTGCTTATGGCTTTAGTATTTTATGGTATGCCAATGCTTGCAGAAAACAACAAGCCACGTTTACTATATTATTTAAGACGTAGAGGTTATAGGGGTTATAGCATGAATAGACCTGATAGAATATGGAATAAATTATCTACAGCTGAAAAAGAAATAGGTGGTATACCAAACTCAAGTGAAGATATAAAGCAAGCGCATGCTGCCGCAATTGAAATGTATATACAAGGTCATGTTGGCCTAATGCAAACAGGTAATCACGGTAGTATGTATTTTAATAGAACTTTAAATGATTGGGCAAAGTTTGATATAAACAAACGTACAAAATTTGATGCTTCTATTAGCAGTGGATTAGCAATAATGGCTTGTAATAGGCATTTATATAAGCCTAATCCAAATATAGAAAAACAAAAATTAAACATAAATATAGCTAGATATAAAAATGATGGCTATAGTTCTAAAATAATAAAATAAATATATGGCAGAGTCTGTTATAAAAGGTTATTTTCCAAGTCAAGTAGTAAGTGATGCTGAAAAATTAAGTTATGATTATGGTTTAAAAGTTGCTAGAGCAATTGAAACAGAGTGGTTTTACAATGATTATAATCAAGCTAGATATACTACTAATAAAAATAATTTTCATAATTTAAGGTTGTACGCAAGAGGTGAACAGCCAATACAAAAATATAAAGATGAATTATCTATAAACGGTGATTTATCTTATTTAAATTTAGACTGGAAACCAGTGCCTATTATACCTAAGTTTGTCGATATAGTTGTAAATGGTTTAACCGATCGTATGTACGATATTAAGGCTTTTTCTCAAGATCCTTTTAGTGTAGAAGAAAGAACTAATTATATGCAGTCTTTAATGACTGATATGCAAACAAAAGAATTAACAAACTTTGCTGAGCAAGCTTTTGGCGTGCAATTAACACAAAACGATCCTAAAGAATTACCGCAAAGTGATGAAGAGTTAATGTTGCACATGCAATTAACTTACAAGCAGTCTATTGAATTAGCGGAAGAACAAGCTATAAAAACTTTAATGGAAGGTAATAATTACGATTTAATATCAAAACGTTTTTATTATGATTTAACTGTTTTAGGTATTGGCGCTGTAAAAACAGAATTTAACACATCAGAAGGTGTAACTATTAATTACGTTGACCCTGCTGATTTAGTTTACTCTTACACAGAATCTCCATATTTTGACGACATCTACTACGTTGGTGAAGTTAAAGAAGTTCCTATAAACGAACTTGTAAAACAATTTCCATTTTTAGAGCAAGATGATTTAGAAGATATAGTAAAAAACAAAAGCTATCATCAAATAAATTATAATCAAGGCTCTACACAATACAAAGAAATAGACGCAAATAAAGTTCAGGTTTTATATTTTAATTATAAAACATATATGAACGAGGTTTACAAAGTAAAAGAAATAGGTAGTGGCGCAGAAAAAGCTATAGAAAAAGACGACACGTTTGATCCACCAGCAGAAAAAGAAGGTAATTTTCAAAGACTACAAAGAAGTATAGAAGTTTTATACGAAGGCGCTTTAATTCTTGGCAGTGATAGACTTTTAAAATGGGAAATGTCAAAAAATATGATGAGGCCTAAAAGCGATTACACTAAAGTAAAAATGAATTATAGTATTGTAGCGCCTCGTTTATATAAAGGCAAAATAGAAAGTTTAGTTAGACGTATTACTGGTTTTGCTGACATGATACAGCTTACACACTTAAAACTACAACAAGTAATGGCTCGTATGGTGCCAGACGGTGTTTATTTAGATGCTGATGGATTAGCAGAGGTTGATTTAGGTAATGGTACAAATTATAATCCACAAGAAGCTTTAAATATGTTTTTCCAAACTGGTTCGGTAATTGGTAGATCATTAACTTCTGAAGGTGATATGAATCCAGGCAAAGTACCAATACAAGAAATAACAAGTGGTAGTGGTGGTAACAAAATACAAGCATTAATAACTAATTATAATTATTATATGCAAATGATAAGGGATGTGACCGGTCTTAATGAAGCTAGAGATGGTAGCACACCAGATAAAAACGCTTTAGTTGGAGTGCAGAAGTTAGCTGCCGCCAACTCTAACACAGCAACAAGACATATATTACAGTCTGGATTATTTTTAACAGCAGAAACTGCTGAATCATTGTCATTAAGAATATCTGATATTATAGAATATTCACCAACAAAAGATGCTTTTATACAAGCAATAGGCGTGCATAACGTTGCTACATTAGAAGAAATACAACATTTGCACTTACACGACTTTGGTATATTTATAGAACTAGCGCCTGATGAAGAAGAAAAAGCTTTACTTGAAAACAACATACAAGTTGCTTTAGCTCAACAGTTAATAGATTTATCAGATGCTATTGATATTAGAGAAATTAAAAATTTAAAATTAGCTAATCAACTTTTAAAAATACGTAGAAAACAAAAGTTTGAAAGAGATCAAGCAGCTCAAAAGGCTAATATACAAGCTCAGGCTCAGGCCAATGCACAAGCTCAACAAGTAGCAGCTCAAGCTGAAATGCAAAAAAATCAAGCTCAAATGCAAATGCAAGCTCAACTAGCGCAAACAAAAGCTGGTTTAGAAGCGCAGCAATCAAATTTAGATTTTAATCATAAAAAACAATTAATGCAATTAGAGTTTCAAATGCAAAGAGGGTTAAAGAGCATGGAAGTTCAAGGTGTAACAAATAGAGAAAAAACAAGAGAAGATCGTAAAGATGAAAGAACAAGAATACAAGCTTCTCAACAAAGTGAGTTAATAGAACAAAGAAAAGGTGCTAAACAACCTAAAAACTTTGAATCCGCAAGTAATAGTATATTTAGCGGTATTAACTAAATACATTTATTAATTATTATTATATTATATTATGGAAGAAAATAAAGAAGTAGTTGAAGAAACTACACAAGAAACTGTAAATACAGTTGATGAAACTAAATTTGATAGCGCTGGAGATGATAGTGTTATCAAAGTAGATTTAAAAAATCCACCAAAAAAACAAGAAGATGCCGTTCAGAAGCAAAGCACAGATGAGGTTCCTGTACGCGACGAATCCGAAACTAGCGGAAAGGTTCAGGAGCAAAACGAAAAAGTCGTTGAAGAAATTACCGGAGAAGATAAAGAAAAAGTCTCCGAAGAAGTTTCTAATGAACAACCCGTTATTGAAGAAATTACTGATGAAAAAATAGAAGAGCAAACAGAAGAATTAGTTGAAGAAACTAAAGAAGCTATAGCTGAAGCTAAAGAAACAGGTAAAGAACTTCCAGAAAACATACAAAAGTTGATCGACTTTATGGAAGAAACAGGTGGTGATGTAGAAGACTATGTTAGATTAAATCAAGATTATACTAAGTTTGATGACAATACTGTTTTAAGAGAGTATTATAGACAAACAAAAAAACATTTAACTGACGATGAAATTAGTTTTTTAATGGAAGATTCATTTTCTTACAATGAAGAAGAAGATGAGCCAAGAGAAATAAAAAGAAAAAAATTAGCGTTAAAAGAGCAAGTTGCCAGCGCTAGAGACCACTTGGACGGTCAAAAGTCCAAATACTATGAAGAAATTAAAGCTGGGTCAAAGTTGACTCAAGAACAACAAAAAGCTGTTGATTTCTTTAATAGATACAACAAAGAATCAGAAGAGAATCAAAAAGTTGTAGAACAACAAACTAAAACTTTTAAATTAAAATCTGACAATTTATTTAATAAAAACTTTAAAGGTTTTGAATATAATGTTGGAGATAAAAGATATAGGTTTAATGTTAAAAATACAAACGAGGTAAAAGAAACTCAAAGCGACATTAATAATTTTGTCAAGAAGTTCTTGAACAAGAACAATGAAATGGAAGATGCTGCGGGTTATCACAAATCTTTGTTTACAGCAATGAACGCTGATGCTGTTGCTAAACACTTCTACGAGCAAGGTAAAGCTGATGCTTTAAAAGAAAGCATTGCTAAATCTAAAAACGTTGATATGAATCCAAGACAAGCTTTTGGTGAAGTACAAGCTGGAGGTATGAAAGTAAAAGTATTAGGTGATAACTCTAATGATTTTAAGTTTAAAATTAAAAATAAATAACAAATTTAAAATTACAAAATTATGGCAATTACTGCAGGAAGTAATTTGAACAGTGTAACTGCATCAGTGCAACAAACACTAGCTTCAAATTACATCGATTTTACAAGTGCTGACACCGCAGGGTGGGCACAACAATATTTACCAGATCTTATGGAGAAAGAAGCTGAAGTTTTTGGAAACAGAACTATCTCAGGTTTCTTATCACAAGTAGGAGCTGAAGAGGCTATGACAGCTGATCAAGTTGTATGGTCTGAGCAATCAAGATTACACTTATCTTACGTTGGACAAGTTGACGCTGATGGAGATGTTAACGGTACTTTTAAAGTACAAACTGACATTGACGGTAACACTATCGGTTCTAACCACGGTATTAGAGTAAATGATATGGTTTTAATAGCACAAGCTGGTGTTGTTGTTAAAGCTTTAGTTGTTGAAACTCCATCAAGTGATACTGTTTCAGTTGAGCCTTATGCTACAGCTGCTTTATCAACTTTAACTGATGGTACAGCTACTTTATTAGTTATTGGTTCTGAGTTTGGTAAAGGACAGTCTTACTCTGATTTTACAGGTACTCATAACTCTGACAGAAGAACAGCTTTAGAGCCTTCTTTTAAATCATTTACTAACAAGCCAATCATTATGAAAGATTACTACGAAGTTTCAGGATCTGATGCTTCTCAAATCGGTTGGGTTGAAATATCTGGTGAAGAAGGACAAAACGGTTACTTATGGTACTTAAAAGCTGAAGGTGATACTAGAGCTAGATTTACTGATTACTTAGAAATGGCTATGCTAGAATCTGAGTTTACAGCTGATGCTTCTGCTATCGGTTTTGCTGATAAGCAAATTAGAGGTCAAGCTGATTCTGGCGCTAAAGGAAATGGTACTGAAGGTTTATTTGCTGCTATCGAAGATAGAGGTAATATTACTTCTGGTATTAATGGTGTTAACGCTGCTACTGATTTAGCTGAGTTTGACGCTATTTTAGCAGAATTTGACAAGCAAGGTGCTATTGAAGAAAACATGTTGTTCGTAAATAGAAATACATCTTTAGCTATGGACGATATGTTAGCTGCAATGAATTCTTACGGAGCTGGTGGTACTTCTTACGGAGTATTTAACAACTCTGAAGATATGGCATTAAATTTAGGTTTCTCTGGTTTCAGAAGAGGTTCTTATGACTTCTACAAGTCTGACTTTAGATACTTAAACGACAAAGCTACAAGAGGTGGTATTAATGACAGAGCAGGTAGCGCAGCTATCCGTGGGGTTATTATTCCAGCTGGTGTATCTTCTGTTTATGACCAATCTTTAGGAAGAAACCTCAAGCGTCCTTTCTTACACGTAAGATATAGAGCTTCACAAACTGATGACCGAAGAATGAAGACTTGGGTTACTGGTTCTGTTGGTGCTGCTACGTCTGCGCTTGATGCGATGCAAATACACATGTTAACTGAAAGATGTTTAGTTACTCAAGGTGCTAACAACTTTATGTTACTGAAGTAAACTATTTTAAGGATCGAGGCTTCGGCCTCGACCCTTTCTTTTTATTAATTTTATTATATATTATATTATGGCAAAAAAACAAGAAAAGGTAGAGGTACCTGTTG